CAATGCTCTCATACTAGGCATAACACCAAGATTAATTATCTGATTAGTCATCTTTTCTTTCAATGCCTTAGTCACAGTATAATTATAGTTTTTATTAAGGTGATTATCCATATACTGAAAGTATCTGTCTACAGTTTCTCCCCAATTTTCTCTACGTTGCTCTTCGTCTTTCCATCTTGCATAGCGAGACAATGCTATGAAGTTCTGATAATCAGTTGGTAAATAATTACTTAACATTTTCTACTCCTGTAATACTTTCATATTTTTAACTTTAACACCTTCTAAATCGTGAAATAATTCATTCATATAGTCTTCAAAATCTTCAGTAACATCCCCATCTGAAGGTATGGGATACTCTTCAGGATCTACCTGTAGAGTAAGCATAATTTTAACTCTTATCATCATAAATCTCTATAAGTTTCTTTAGATACCATTGTGCTTTCTGTAAGTCTTCAACACCATTTTTATACTCGTATCTCCATATATACTTTAAGATATTACCTTGTAAATAATACTTAAAACCTTCATTAGTTGCAGCACCGATAGCATCAATAGTCTCAATCCCTGCTTTATTGTAATGAATAGGATGATTGACCATATCCTCTTTTTTTCCTGATAAATACTTCACGTTCTGCTCCTTTGATTTCTCTTCAACTTCTTTAAGTTTCTTTTTCATATACTCCATATGTCTTAACATTAGGCATTCCCATCTGTATCTGCATCAAAAGACAATACCACAACATTGTCATGCTTGTCAACTACTTTTCCTTTTTTCTTTGGAATTATATCTTCTTCAAACTGATCTGCTTTTTCTGTCAGCTTTTCTTTTACATAAGAATCAGATTCCATGACAGGAACAGATGAGCATATCACTTTACAAAAGTGAAGCAATGAATAGTAGTCATCATCACTCATAGGATTATCTTTAGATGTCACTATATTCATATTAATCTCACCTGTCCAAACATTATTCTCATCTAGAGCAGGACTTATTCCTATTATAAAATCTTCTGGCTTTATATCGTTATTTAATATTTTCATTTGATTTTCCTTAATCTTTTACCTTTAAATTTTATAAATAAAGGATGTTTATTTGTACCTTTTTCTTTCAACCAATCTTCAGGTATTATCCTGTCGTAGTATCGGAATCCATGTTTAATACACCACTCTGCGTATGTAGATTTCGCACCTTTACTTAGCTTACTTCGACTGTTTGTAAATACAAATCTAATATCTAGTTTCGGATGTTGCTTCTTAATGCACAAGTGCTTTCTTCTGTCTGTGGCTAAGAATCTTCCTTTTGTTTCTATTATTATACCATTTTTTAGTATAAAGTCAGGGGTATAGGTGCGATAGGCTAAGTCTTCCCATTCTATCTTGATACTTTCGTAATCATATTTGTACCTAATAGTATCAAGAGCCATAGAAATTTTTAACTCTAACCCACTTCTATACCCATTCTTTATGGCTTCTCTCCTTATCTTATGGGGATACACTATAGTAGTCTTCTCCAACCTGTAAAGGGATTGAACTCAAGACTTTCAATATTAGAATAACCAAGAGCTTTCATCTCTTCTTTTACAGCTTCGTCTGCTAGTTTCTTAGCTTCCATAGCTTCTCTTAGACCTTTAGTTCTCATCTCACGTAGAGTTTTCTTAGCTTCGGCTAGTTCTTTCTCCATAGTCGCAATATCGTTTTTAAGGTCTTCTATTTTTTTATCACTCATTACTTTTCCTTCCATATTTCTTTAGCTTCGTCTTTCATGTTTGACCACATCCATGAATCTAGATTAGGATAAACAAAAGAAGCTAACTCATGTTTATCATCACTAATAGATAAAAACTTCTGTATACCTAAAGCTACCTTAACAAGTTGCTTTTTGTGTTCAGATAAGTTTTTCAAGGTAAACTTCTTATGCTCTTTAGGAGTAGCAAAGAATAAGTCTACACTACTATTAGGATATGCCATAGAGTAAAAAGCCATCTGTCTATTCTGTGCTTCTGTAGGCTTGCTAGGCATCCGTGTGGTTGTCTTTAAGTCCACAATCTTATCAGAAAATCTAAAGTCTATATACCCTATGATTGGAACAGGCATGTCATCGATTTGAACTTCAACTTTCTCTTGATATGCTTCAAGATTCTCATAGTCAAAGTTCTTATCGATAACATTACCAAAACCTTCTAACATCTTTCTTTCTTTTTCTGTCTTTATATCTCCTAAGTCAACACCTGATTCGGCACACAGAGACATAAATTTTACATCTAAAAGATTAAAGTCAAAGGCTTTTTTCTCATATTTGTTTGCTAATGCAAACTCAGTAGCAATACCCCTAATAGCACTAGCACCACTTGGCGATTTACATCCAAACAAATATCTAGCTATCCACATAGGTGTATCAGTAATGTACGTATTGATACTACTAGGGGATAGATAGTTGATACCATGTACTTTGAAGGGGTTATTGCTTTTCATTAAGCTACCTCTTCTTCGATGTCTATAAATTCACTAACAATATCATTGTCTTTATCATCGTGAAGGTTAGCTTTAGAATCCCATTCGCTAATAATATAGCTGTTATAGTTTTCTACCCAAGCTAAGAAGTTAGCAAAAGTTTCTTGATCTTGATTAGACAACTCAACAGAATTAGATATATCTAAACTAGCAGTAGGTAAGTAAAAACAATTACCATTAGGTAACTTTCTTTCTTCTGTACCAAGCACAATATTATGCTGAACAGGTAGTTTCTTCATTTGAGATAACTTCGTAAATGGCTGTGCCATTATCTTGAAGGCATCTCTATTATCAATCTCCCATATAAATGGTTGACTATCTATTTCAATGGCTTCTCCTTTCTCATTGATTGGATTCTCTAAATCTACTATACCAAAGATAACACGAACACGTTTTATCTGCTTGATAAGTTCCTGTGTCTTCTCAGGAAGAGATTTAAAATCCTTTACGAAACCTGATGGTTTACCACAGTTGAATGTACCCTGATTATCTTTCAGGTCAATAGTAAGATTATCAGCCATAAGAGTTTTATGGTAAGTACCCATAGGCTCACCTGCTTTGGCATTCATATTCTTGACAAATCTTTTATACATAAATCTCTGTACAAAAGGTCTTATCGTAGCAGACGTTGCATAGACAGCCTTATCGTCAGGTATATCTAACTTATAAGTACCACCTTGTACAACTTCTACATTCATAGATTTGCCTTTTACATCTACTTCACCCATAATAGGTGAATGATTTATTTTGAATCTAGGAAGAGTATTAGACTTCTTATCACTAGACGCAGTCTCTCCTGCTATGCCCATAGCTTTAGCCATTGCAGCATAATTTGCAGTATCTATAGTTACTAAATCACTCATATATATTTTCTCCTTTGTTAAAAGTTTTATTGTTATATCATAATTAAATTATAATGTCAAGCTAATTATTCCCAATTATAAGTTAACCAACCTGTCAATATATATTTCTCATGTTTTTTTGTTATCTGACCTACATGAGTGTGTGTCCAATCACTGGGCCATATAACTGTTTTTCCTTTGACTGCAGTCTCTGTATGGTCAAAGTATCTAAATGTCGTGCCACCTTTAGGCACATCATTCAAATATGTCATAAATACAAATGCTCTTTTTATTGATGAATCAAGATACCCTGTTCTTTCACAATGCTCTACCTTATATCCACCATTAGGCTTGTAGTATTGAATGTTAAAAGGTGCTAATAAACCAAACTGACACAATTCATGTATAGATGGAAACTCATCTACATAATCTTTGAGACAGTTATTCAGATGTTTTTCGTACCATTGAAAACAAGGAATTTGATAAACTTCATGTAGACGCACACTCATGTCTATACTTTCTTTTCTGTTATGATCTAACTTCCATTGATTACCCTGCTGTCCAATCACACCATCCATGTGTTCTTTTTTATTATCCCAAAAGTAATCAATGATGCCATCACAAACTTGATGATCTAACGTTGTCCACGTTCTTATAAAATTTTCTGCTTTCATGTTTATCCTTTCATTAAAACGTCTTTAGTGTCAAGCCAATTGTTACCTATCTTAGCTTCTAGTAGTAATGGCACATTAAAATCAATATTAAACTGATTATCAATAATGTCCTTCATACTATTATTAATACTACTCAGTAATTGTATAACATCTTCTTTTTCATCAGGATGAACATCTATAACTATAGAGTCGTGTACAGTATTGACAATACATGAATTGAAGTCAGATAATTTTTTATCTATCTCAAGTAGTATAAGAGGAACAATATCTGCAGTAGCAAAACTTTGTACAGGATAGTTTTTGACCTGTGTAAAGTGTGTTATTTTACCACTTGCATATCTCTTAGCATCAGGAAATGCAAACTCTCGACCTGAAGGTATCTTTACTTTACCTGTATTCATAACTTCTTTAGCCAATCTGGAATGCCATAATGCGATTCCTTTGTACTTGTCCGTGAAGTGTTTATAATATGTAGCTTGAGCAGGTGTTCTCCCAAATCCTGTTGCTCCGTACAAGGGAGCAAACGTGTGTGCCTTCGCTTCTTGCCTAGTAGTTTCTTCCCCAGCATCACTAATAATACGAGCAGTATAACTATGCACATCAAATCCATCTTCTATCTCCTTCATTGCAGTTTTATCCTGTGATAGGAAAGCTGATACTCTAAATT